ATAACATATGGAGGCTCTTCATATATTTTTGGAGCGGCTTTATATAATTTCAATGCCTCGGTCGAAGGTTTATCTGAGCCAGTTGTTACATATGCGACAAACTTGGCAAGCCAACAGAAAAAGGAGCTAGATTCTTCTGTAATAACGGTTAAAGAATTAGTACATGCTCCTATAGTTGGTTATAATCAAGAGGCATCCAACGTGGAGGATAGAGTTGTATATGGAGATCCTATTATAAACCAAGCTTCTTATACTTCAAAGTCTCTTGTAACTGTCAAACAAAAAATAGAAGAATTAGCAATCGAACCAGATTCTTTTAATTCCCCTCCCCAATCTCAAGTTTTTTCTAAGCTTTTATTAAAAAATATCCCTTCGGAAATAAAGAATGAAAACACAAGAACAAAGTTGGAAAATTATTGGCCACACAATTACGCGGAATATCAGAAACATTTTGCGGAATTAATATCACAGGCAAGCTTTTTTGACAGAGAGGCCTTGGGAAAAATGTCATTGTTACCTCCTGCTCCAACTGAACGAGAAATTGCCCCTTGTAAGGGGTCTCCCAAAAAGAGCCTTCTCGATTTAAATGGTATGAAATCTAAAGTAAAGCAAGCTTTTATAGAGGAATCAGACTGCACCGAACGCCCTCAAAGTGATGAACAATCTAAGGCAATGTCTCCTTTGGAATCTGCTGGTACTGAAGGCGCCTTATATACAATTATAAGGTTATTCGCTGTCGAAGTATTATTAAATTCCGCACCGGTCTTCTCTGTGTTCAGGGCAGAAGATATTTCCCGAGATGATATATTCTTGAATTTCGCATTGAAAAAGATTAGTGATGATTTAAAAGTTTTTGATCCTATTTTTTATGATGAATTAGCTAGTTTTGCCTTGAAGACTTTAAACAAGCGCAAGGAGAAGACGGGTGAACTTAAAGACCCAATAACGGAAGAGGATGTTTCATTGCTCCGCGGTACAGATGCGATGAGGTTTATAATTAAAGAACAGTTATTGGCAGTTTCTGATGACATAGATAACATATTTGGTCCAGAAGCAAACGCCAATGATCTTATGAAAGACAAAATCTTGAACGAATGGATCGGCCCAGAACAAACAATACCAGAGGTGGAACTTGATCCTCGCGGCTCGGGAAGATATGTAACGCAACCAAGGTTTTCTGAAAGAGAGAATTATGAAAGCGGAGGCGGATTTACTCAAAAAACCAATCCTCAATTTGCAAATGGTCAATTCTTCTTGGAGAGATATTTTAAAATAGATGAAAATGAAAACCCATTGTCTGCTTTTAGCAGCCAAATTCCCGAGCACCTAAAGGGAATCGTTAACATGAAACAGTGGCAAGAATGGGCAAAGTGGAATATAAAAGAGGAATTCGCACAAACAAATATAGACACGTGCCTTGATATAAAAATGGGAGTTCGTCTTATGTATCTTCCGCCACTGGAGGAATTTTCACATACCCGAAGGATTGATACCTCAAAAATAGGTAAAGAGACAGTTCTTGGAACTGATCCTGTTACAGGTGTCGCTTGGGTCGAGATATCTGATGGAGTGGAATTTGATATCAGCAGCACTTTTGAGTTCTCTAGCTTGTTCGGATCAAAGACATTAGATAATCCATCCGCTTTATATAATAAAGCATTTGCAGTTACAGAGCTACTTCAATCGGGCGAAACTGGTTTCTTAGATGCTCAACTCGAAGACTCTATTAAGACCGACCTTGAGCGAGTCGTAAATCCAATTCCGGTTATAGTGATAGAAGAATCTGCACATGAGATGCTGGCGAGCCTAGGAATTGAAACCTTCGGAGATATTAAGAGCAGCGATAATAAGATCAGCTGGCTGGACGTAACTTTAAACCAGGAAGCCCTGAATCTGGATTGGTATAGTGCTGAAAGCATAGAAATTATGAACAAATTCTCTGCATTAAAAGAAGAATTGAAGAATTCTGAAGAATTCGACATCGTGTTTAATTACTGTTATAATATGTCAAGGTTGTCATCGTTGTTTACAATATATTGCACGACCGTAACAAGATCTTCAAACAAAGCAATAAAATCAGCCTTTGATCCCACGAAACAAGCTCTTAAAAGCTTATTTCATGTGTTAACAAAATCTCCAGAGGCAAAGCCATATTATTCGTTTAAAAATCCAACTGCAGCAGAACATGGAACCAATGCGCAAATGAAAAAATCTGTTGACAATGTTATATCAACAGATGGTCCAGTTGGTTTCCCCACAGCTACGCGCCTTGCGGCTAATACAATACCGATGATGATAAAAGGATATGCCGAAGAATCAGACCCGTCTATCAAACTGATGAAAAGTATGGGTCTTCCAACTGTTTGGTCTTCTGTTCCGAAAGTTTTGCCAATGAATGTTTTCGGCCCACCTCCTTTCGGAATCGGTATCGGTCCCCCATTAACCCCTCTTGGATTCCTTGCTTTGGGTCTTAATTTTAAAACTCCTTATGAAAAGTATAGAGAAAGAAACCAACAAGAGGATAATTACTTAGAAGAACAGGAAACAGTTTCACCTCAAGAAGAATGTGACACCCCTGAAAATGAACAAGAGGAAATAGAATAATGTCCGGACTCGCACCTATGTTACCGCTACACCCATCTGGTCAAGATGGCTATGCCTTGATAAAAGATTATAGAACACTTGTACAACAAAACCTTAAATGTCTGTTGTTGACAAATCCTGGCGAAAGAATTATGGAACCTGAATTTGGCGTCGGCATTTTAAGATATTTGTTCGAAAATAATGGCGGCCAACTGTACGGAAGCATCGAATCAAAAATACACGAACAGGTCTCAGTATATATGCCTTTCGTCAAAGTGACAAACATAAATTTCGGATATCCCAATGGCGACATATTGGATCCTGCCGACTCTAATATGCTAACAATAAAACTTCATTATGAAATTTTGCCATTAGGAATTTCAGATATTATAGAAATAATTGATAAAATAGCCTAATTAGAGAAGGAAAAGGGCAAAAATTTAATGGCTAAAAAGAAAAACATACCGGTAAAATATGTAAACAGAGATTTTGACTCTATTAAGGAGGCTCTGGTAGGCATTGCATCTAGATATTATCCAGACACTTTTCAGGACTTCAATGAAGCGTCTTTTGGAGCAATGATGTTGGACACAGTAGCATATGTTGGTGACGTTATGTCTTTCTATTTGGATTACCAAGCAAATGAATCGTTTTTATCTACCGCGGTAGAGTATGATAACATAATCAAACACGGAAATCAAGTTGGATATCGCTTTGAACAAACGCCGGCCTCTTTTGGAACAGTAACTTTATTTTTATTAGTACCAGCGAATGATGCGGGCCTAGGCCCCGATTCAAGATATCTTCCCATTCTTCGAAAAGACTCCACATTTGAATCTCAAGATGGAGCCCTCTTTTCTTTAATAGAGCCTGTGAATTTTGCAGATAGTTCAAATGAAGTCGTTGTTGCCGAAGTAAATTCTACCACGGGGCTCCCAACGCAATATGCGGTTAAAGCGGAAGGAAGAGTAATGTCTGGAATTTTAGGAACAGAAGACATAACACTTTCAGCATTCCAAAAATTCTTAAGAGTAGATTTATCAAACGGAGAAAATGTGACTGAAATAGTATCAGTCTATGATTCCGAGGGGCATAGATATTATGAAGTAGATAATTTGTCACAAAATATAATATACAAAGAAGTTCTAAACCAGGGAACCGGTCAGGAACAGGTGAAATCTATCCTGAAGCCGTTCGTTGTTCCGCGGAGATTTGTAACTAGACAAGATCTCGGCAGCACATTTCTTCAATTTGGATATGGGTCTGAAGACAGTATTACACAGCACGTAGTGGTGGAACCATCTTCTGTTGTTTTAAAAACGCACGGAAAAGATCATACATCAGATACGGGTTTTGATCCTTCTAAATTAATCGAAACGGACAAGTTTGGGATTGCTCCAGCCAACACAACACTAACAATCTACTATAGATACAACACATCAGACAGCTTGAACGTGTTTGTTAACCAATTAACCAACGTTCGCTCAATGAGATTTGTATTTCCAGACGAACTCAACATAAATTCGGTAACCCGGGCTTCTGTTATAAATTCCATGGAGTGCACCAACAATGATCCAATAGTTGGAGACATATCCTACCCCGGCCCAGTAGAACTTAAACAAAGAATTCAGGCCACACATTCTTCTCAGAACCGCGCCGTCACTAGAGAGGATTATAAGAGTATATGCTATTCAATGCCGGCAAAATTTGGAAAAATAAAAAGAGTTAATGTGGTCCAAGATTCAGATTCTTTTAAAAGAAACATAAATATATATATCCTGTCAGAGGGCCCTAACGGCCTCTTCACTGAAGCAAACAACACTTTGAAAAATAACTTGAAGACGTGGATTAATAAGAACAGAATGATCAACGACACAGTTGATATTTTGGATGCCAAGGTTGTTAACTTGGGGATTAAATACTTGGTTCAATCTGATTCGTTTGCTAATTCAAGTGATTTAATGTCATTGATTAACGTTAAGTTAACCAAATACTTAAACACAAATAAACAAGATATAGGTGAACCATTTTCAATATCTTCAATATTTAATGTTATTAATTCGGTAACCGGTGTCGAAGATGTAGTGAAAGTAAAGGTATCTCAAAAAACTGGCGCCGCATATTCAGATATTATGTTTGATTTAGGATCGGCAACCTCTGCCGATGGAAGAATTATATATGCACCAGACAATGTTGTATTTGAGGTGGCTCTAACAGACATTGATATTGAAGGGACGGTTAGATAATGGCAATATTGAGATATACCGCCAGTGCGGATACTACAATCACCAATGCTTATAAGGCAAATTTGAAAACTAGAGGCACGGGTTCAAATATGGGGCTTTCCGATTCTCTAGAGGTGTTTTCGATATATGCACAAGAATCTTCTGGATCCACAGAGCTTTCAAGAATTTTAATAAACTTTCCGGTTGATACAATAATTGCTGACAGAGCCGCTGGTTCGGTACCGGCCAGCGGTAGTGTAGAGTGGTGGCTTAGAATGTTCAACGTTAAACACGCTCAAACTCTCCCGAAAGACATGATATTAACAGTGGCAGCAGTCACTGGAGCCTGGGATGAAGGCCACGGCCTGGATATGGAAGAATATTCAGATTTAGCCATGGCAAATTGGGTTACGGGGTCTAGCACCCATCATTGGACAACTCCTGGTGGCGATTTTTATGGCCGGCCAAAGTGGGATGTTTCTTTCAAAAGCGGAAATGAAGACTTACAGTTGGATATAAGTGATGTTGTTGAAGAGTGGATTGCCGGCACAAAGGTGAAGCACGGATTAGGAGTTTATCTAACTGCTAGTCAAGAAGCATATTTTTCGAGTTCTCTTGGCATTGGAAATCAGTCTGGTTCCGAAGGCATATTAGACAATCGAGATGGCGCCTACAGATCTTATTATACTAAAAAATTCTCTGCGAGGGGAACGCAATATTTTTATAATAGGCCACTTATCGAAGCTCGATGGAACAATTCAATTCAGGACAAGAGAAGCAACTTTTTTGCAAGTAGTTCTTTGGTATCAACCAATGACAACTTAATGACTTTGTATCTTTATAACTTTATTAATGGTCAATTAAAAGATATTCCTAGCGGATCCACCGGCGCGATTTATGTTCAGTTATATACATCTGCATCTGGAGGCACGCTTTTAAATGCTACTAGTTCCGATGGCACAAGTCTTGCTGTTGTCACCGGGGGCCTAACATCAAATACCGGAATATATTCAGCATCTTTTGCGTTAGACACCACTGCCAGCACAGTGTATGACAGGTGGTATGGCGCGAGCTTATCCCCATGCTGGCATACTGGTTCGGAAATAACTGTTAACACTTTAGCAGCCTCAAATTATAATCTAGATATTGGATCCGCTTATGTTACTAAAATTACTAATCTCAAGAGTAACTATACAAACAATGAAAACGCTCGGTTTAGAATTTATGTTCGTGAAAAGAATTGGAATCCAAATCTTTATACAACGGCTACAACAGCAACGGATACAACAATTATAGAAAAGGCTTATTATAAAATTTCGAGAGAATCTGATAATTTAGAAGTTATTGCATATGGGACAGGCAGCGCAGATCATACTAAGTTATCTTATGATTCCCAGGGAAACTATTTTGATCTTGATATGAGTTTATTAGAGAGAGATTATCGATATAAAATTTCTTTCTTATACTATGTTAATGGCGTGTATCATGAGCAGCCACAGACTTTTAATTTTAGAGTAGAGTAGGTGGAAATATGAGTATTAAGGACTTTTTTAACAACAAAAACAAGCCCAAGAAGATTTTAGCTTCCAAATCACAGAAATCTCTAGGAGACGAGATTGAATCTGCTGGGTATTTAGAAGCTTTTAAGGAAGACAAATACAGGTTTGTGCCTAATATAGATTTTTCAAATCCTGAAAATTTTGTTCATTATGGTTCTGCCGAAACTTATTACAAAAATTCAATAGAAAGAATTTATAAAACATATCCATATG